TCGGCCATCTCCATGCCGCGGAAGGCGGCGACACTCGCCTTCTCATCGATATCCGTCAGGCGCCCCGTGGACATGTCCCGCTTGCCGGAGATCATCTCCCCCATAATGGTCAGGTTCGCGCTCAGCTCCCGGTAGTCATCGACGATCCCGCCGAGGTCCAGGCTGTACTGCTTCAGGCCTTCGTTTACGAGGTAGAGCGCGGACACCACCTTGGCCGGGCCCCAGGCGCCAAACAGAATCCGGCCCACGATGCCGTAGCCCGCCGCCCCGATGAGCTCCTCCGGGACGGACTGGTAAACCCCCACCAGGGCGGCCGTGCTGTCCTTGATCCGCTCGATGGTGGCCGGCACCTCAAGGGCGATCAACTGCCGGTTCGTCTCCAGCCACTCCCCGGCAAACTCGTTGACGTCCTGAAGTTGCTTCTTCACCTCATCGAACAAACCCGCGTCCATGAACTGCCGCTCGATCGCGGTCCAGGTATCCCCGATGTTGGAGAGAATCCCGTCGAAGGTCTTGGACTGGTCCTCCATGCCGCCGGCAAACCGGCTGAAGATTCGCCCCAGGGCGTTGCTGATGCCGGAGGCCGTCTTCTCGGTGCTGAGCTCCATGTCCCGGCCGTTCTGGCTCCACCGGAAGGTCACCCGGTCGCCCTCGGACGACGCCTTGACCCCGAACTCCTTCAGGCGCTCGAACTCGCCGGTCACGGCATCGGCGAACATCTCCACGGCCTGGTCCAGGCCCTTGCCCATGGCCGACGCCGTGTCCCCCAGGGTCCGCATCCACTGGGTGCCGTCCACGCCGTAGGCCTGGAGCTTGACGAAGGCCCCCGTCACCTGGTCCAGCTCGTAGGGGGTGGTGCGCGTGAACTCCACGATCCAGTCCATGGAGGCCCGGGCGGCCTTGCTGCTGCCCGTGATGGTCTTGAGCTGGGTTTCGTAGCGCTCGAAGGCCCGGGCCGTGGAGAGGAAGCCGCTGGCCACCGCCCCCAGGCCGCCCACGCCGACGAGCCCCAGCGCTGCCGCCTGAAGGCTCATCATCCGGCCGGCCAGCGCCTGGGCCCGGCTGCCCACCGTGGCAAACACCTGGCCGGTCAGGTCTTTGGCCGCCAGGATGATTTCAAGCCGGCTGTCCGCCATTTAGATCCGCTCCCCTGCGAGCTTGCGCCGGTAGTTGGCCCGGATGCTCTCCAGCATGGGCTGGCGCTTGGCCTGGTAGAAGGGGTCCACCGTGGGGCGCTTGGGCAGCCGGATGTTGCGCCCCGTGGCGCGCCGCAGGAAGAAGAAGCGCGCGTCCGGGTCGCCCTGTTTTTCCAGCCGGGCCCCGATGTTGGCGAGCTCGATGCCCAGTTGCGTGCGGCTCTTGCCGTAGAGCACGCTCACCCCCTCGTGGTGCTTCAGCAGGAGCCGCTTCCAGCTCCCCGAGATCTTCCGCGGCCCCTGGGAGACGAACCCGAAGGAAAGCTGCAGGTCGCCGTTCTTCATTTCCACCTGGTAGCGGAGGATCCGCGCCAGCCGGTAGAGGGGCATCTGGTTTTTCCGCAGGCGCCCGCGCCTGGTGCGCCGGGCGATCTCGGAGAGTTGGGCCGCATACGGGTGCCCCCCGGGGATGCCGCGCACGATCTGGTCCCGCAGCTCCCGCAGGCGGTTGAACCCCTCAACCTTTATGGCGGCGTTGAGCGCCCGTTTCTGGGCGGCCGATTCCGCTCCCAGGGCGCGCTGGAGCTGGCGGATCCCCTTGATGCTGGGTTTCAGGCTCAGCACGCTTGCCCATCCTCTCCAGCTCGTGGCGCTCCAGCGCGCGCACCTTGCTCCACAGGCAGTTGGACAGATCGAGGCCCAGGTGCCGCGCCCACCAGCGCACCTCGGCGTAGTCCAGGCCGATCACCCCCAGGCCCCCGGCGCGCCACTGGGTGGCCACCGCCTCCCAGAGCACCCAGGCCTCGCGGTTCTCGCAGGCCAACTTCGGCCCTTCGGCGTTTTCGCAGCCCTCGCAGGTGTCCGCCCATCGTTCCTCCCGGCAATCCCGGCAGTAGGCCCGGCGCTTGGGGTCGCTCGCCCAGGCCCAGGCCTCGATCAGTTTTTTTCCTCGCCCTCATGTCCATACGTCTCGGCCCAGATGGCGCGGGAGATCTTGACGGCATCGGAGAAAAGGCCTTGCTCGAAGAGCTCGGCCCGCGTCTTTTCGTCGATTCCAGCCTCTTCCATCTGGCGCAACAGGGCCTCGTCGGCCTTCTCGGGGTTGGCGGCGATCTTGTTGGGGGTGAGGCCGTCGGCCTCCATCTGCCGCAGGGCCTTCCACCGGATGCTTTTCACCTGGACGGTTCTCCCGTCCGAGAGCTTCACTTCCCGCATGGTGCTCCTTTCCCGGTTAGCTGTAGCTCGCCACGTTGTTGGTGAGGACGGCCTTCACGGCCGAGGCCGCGGGGTCGCTCGCGTAGAAGGCGTGGAAGGGCAGCCGCAGGAGAACCCCCTTGGGCCCCTCGGCCTCGGGGATGCTGCGGCCGTAGCGGATCTCGGGGAACTCCACCTTGAGCCCGTGGCCGCCGGCAACCCACTCGAAGGCAAGGCTGCTCTTGGTGCCGGCAAACGCCTTGTCGAGGAGGGCGGTATTCTTGAAAAGGGCGGTGACGTTGCCCTCCACCGTGAGCACCCCCTCGGGGATGTCCCCGCGGCCGCCCACGGCGTCCACGGTGAACTGGTCGGTGTCCAGGCCGAAGTTCACCGTGAAGTCCGCCTCCTTGACAATGCCGGCAAGCCCCGCGCCCCCCTCGGTGACCGTGCAGGGCTTCATCTGGAGGCGCGCAAGGGTGACGGCCGCAGGCGAGGGATCGTAGGGGGCGGCCCCCTTGGTCTCGCCGCCGGCATGCAACTGGAGCTCCGCGGTGAGCTCCCCGCCGGCGCCCGCGATGGCCGTGCGCCAGGAGCCGATCTTCACCCCGTTGTGCCGCACGTAAACGATGGCCGCGGCCGGGTCCGCGAACTTCCGGTCGATGAGGAAGGACGGCTGGAGATCCCCCACCGTGAAGGTGTGGACATAGGGCCCGCTGCCGGTGGTCGCCGGCAGGCCGAACATGGCCCGCAGCCAGTGGGCGAAGGCCGTGGTGTCCACCGGCACCACCAAAGGCCCGTCCACGGGGAGGTTGCCGTCGCTGGGCTCAACCGGGTTGCGGCTAGCCGTGATGGTGCCGGGAGCGGATTGCTCCAGGTTTCCCTTGAGTCCGCAGGAGTTGTAGGGCATGGCGAGCCCCGCGGGGCTTGCCGGGGCCACCCCGTAGGCGGTCTCCCAGTCCATCACCAGCGTGCTCAGATACCCTCGGGCCTGTCCCATGGCGTTGCTCCTTGTCTACGCCAGGGGGTCGCCGTCGAGAGTGAGGTACTCCCGCACGGTGACCTCCATCTGGCAGGTGAGAAAAGGGAATTGGGTGTACGTGTCGAGCTCGGCGGCCACCTCCACGACATCGAAGCTCCCCCCCAGGCAGGCCACCAACCCCGCCAGTGCCAACTGCCGGAAGGCCTCCAGCCGATCCACCCCGCGGAACTCCACGAGGTTCGCGATCCCCGTGACCTGGGCCGCCTCGTCGTGGAGGCCGCACTCCACCACCACCACCACGTCCACGGCCTCCAGCTCCCGCCCCGCCCGGTACCCGGGCACTGCCACCGCGAGATACGGGCAGTCCCCGGCCGCGGGGAGGTCGAGCACGTTCACGTTGTTGAACACCTTGTGGACCCGGCCGTAGTGGGCCATGGCCCAGGCGGCCAGCGCCGCGTCCTGGGCCAGGAAGGCCGGGAGGCTCGCGAGAATGGTGTCGGGCTTGAGGGTCATCGGCCCACCCGCGCGTCCCCCGTGCAGTGCAGCGTCCAGGTCCACCCGTCCCCGGCCCAGGTGACCACGTGCCAGGGGGTGCCGGCGATCACCACGGGCAGGCGGTACCGGGGCTGCGGGAGGTCGGTGACTTGCACGGTGACCTGCGCCAAGGCCACCCGCCCGCCGCCCGCCGGGGGGACGGCGGGGGATTCGGGGTACTCCACGGAGGCCCTCACCGGATCAGTCGCCCCGTCCAGGTAGACCTCCTCGGTCATTCCCAGCTCGGGGGAGAAGAGCGCCTCCATCATCCCACGGCAGGCGGCGTCGAAGGTCATGGCGTCAGATCTCGTGGTGCTTTAAGAGCAGGGCCCGCCGGTCGCGGCCGGCCTGGACCGCCTGGGCGAGCTCGGGTTTGTTCAACTGGGCGGCCCCGGGAAGGCCCGCGTCGAGCGCCTCGGCAACGAGCTCCGCCTTGGTCATGGCGGCCACCGGCTTGGGGATGGCGGCCACGGACTTGGGGGCCGCGGCGGGCGCGGGCGCCTCGGGGGGCTTCCGCAGGGCCAGCACCATGGCGTAGCGCCCCTGGTTGCGGAAGGTCCGCCGCCGGCGCCCGGTGTCGAGTTCCCGCACGTCATCGAGGCGCGCGTCGGCAAAGGCTGCGAAGCCCGCGGCGAGCAACACGGCGATGGCGTTCTTCTGTTCCTCGGTGAAGACCCGGCTGGGGTCGATCATGGCGATCCTCGCTTAAGGCGGCCGGGGCCGGGAGCTGCCGGCCCCGGAAGTTTCCGCCCGGGTTAGGCGTGGGTGGTGACGTTGCCGAAGAGGTAGCTCACGGCCGCGGCGATGTTGCTCTTCACCGCGCCGCTGTCGTCCACGGACTGGATGAACCGCTCGTCGCTGTCGTGGCGCACCCGCACCACGTCGGAGCGCCGGCCGTCGCCCGCGTTCTCCTGGTCCCACATGAAGGTGCGGCCGATGCAGGGGTCGGCGATGCTGGCGGCGTCGGAGATCACCGTGAGCATGGCGTACTCGTCGTTCCAGACGTCGGCGATGGTGGCATCCCGCCCCTTGTCCGCGCTGTCGTAGATGGCGCCCCCCACCAGGACCTGGGGCACGTCGAAGACCCGGGCGAGCTCCTGGGTGGTCATTTTGTTGATGTCGATGCCCGGGAAGGTGAACTTGATCCGGTCCACGATCTGGTCGCAGTTCTTGAGGCTCTGGAAGGTGGTCCAGGCGATGATGAGAGCGTTGGCGAGCAACCCGCTCGCCTGCCGGATGGCGTTTTTGCCGGCGTTGACATCGTCGATGGGGACGGCATTGGCCGCGTCGTCCCACTCGTTGACGATGTCGTGCACCGTGAAGTTGGCCGGGTTGAAGACCTTGCTCGCGATGCGCAGCTCCTGGTTCATGTCGACGATCCGCGTCGCCCGCTGGGTGGCCACCACCTCGGCGTCGAAGAGGGTGGCATACAGGGCCCGCTCCCGGTCATCGATGAGCTCTTCCCAGCCGTTCTCACGGGTGAAGAAGAAGCCGTCTTCGAACTCCCAGTCGCTCCGGGGGTAGGCCCCGCGCATGGCGCGGTGTGTCTTGTGGATCTTGAGCATGACTTCCTTGGGGATCACCGGGAAGCTGGCGGTCTGCTTGGCGGTGCGGAACACCGGCAGGACGCGCCGGCCGATCATCCCCGTGACAGCGGTTTCCCGGAACTCGGAAACCACGACCGCGAGATCCGGCCGCTGGATGACGGTATCGCTGGTGGGTTGGGGCATCGTCGTGTTCTCCTTGCGCGCGGGCGAGGGGTCCCCGCCCAGGGGCGCGGGTTAGACGGTTTTCACCGTGTTGTGGTCGTAGGGCAGCACCTCGATGATGCTGCCGTCCCCGCTCGCGGCCTGGAGGGCCTGGCCGATCTTGCGGTAGGTGCCGGCTGCTCCGGGGAGGGCCTGGATCTTGCCCTCGGCCGCGGCGTACACGTCCGCCCCCCGGGAGATGGCGCCGGCCGCCGTGATCTCCACGGTGCCCTCGAGGTTGATGGGGGCGATGGACACGTCCTCGCCGGTCTTCGCGTTAAGCCGGGTCACCCCCAGGGGGATGTCCGTGGCCGTGGCGGTGAGGTAGACAGCCTTGCCGGCCCCGTCCATCTTCGCCAGGCGGTGGTTTGCCAGAATTGCTGCGGCCTCGAGCGAAAGGTCTTTCCGTTCAGCCATGGTGATTGCCTCCTTGCAAAAGGGTTCTCGCCGGTTACGCCTGCCCCACGGTATTGGCCTGCCGCAGGTAGGCCCGGTGCAGCTCGGGGTGCTGGCGGGCCACGGCCTGCATGGCCTGGGTGCGGCCGCACTTCTTCTCGGTCATGGTGGCGGCCACCATCTGGTCGAAGGTCTGCTCGCCGGCAGCACCTGCGCCCTGGCCCGCGCCGGGGTTTTCGGCTCCGGCCTTTCCGATGGCCGCGAGCATCTCGGCTTTCTTGGATTCCAGGGCCTGCTTTTCCGCGTCGATCTTGCGGATCTGCTCTTCCAGGTCCGCCTTGGAGGGCATGGGTTTGCCCGGCTGCCCGCCGGTGACCGCCTGGTACTGCTCGGCGGTGACGCCACTCTCCACCACCTTCTTGAAATCCGCCGCGGCCTCGGCCCCGAAGTGGGCGGCGGCTAAGGCCAGCAGCCGGTCGCGCTCGGCCGTGGTGGCCGCCCCTTGGATCGCGGCCGCATCGATGCTCTCCGCCCCCTGGCGGAAGACGGCCCCGGAAAGCTCCGGGAACTGGGCTTTAAGCTCCTCCACCGTCTTGGGGGCGGCCGGGGGGGTACTCGTGTCCTTTCCGCTCATGGCATGCTCCTTCCCGGGGGCCGCGGCCCCCGTGGGGTAAATGGAAAACCGTGCCCTCGCGGGCGCGCGCCCGTCGGCCATCCGCCGGGCCGCCTCGAGGGCATCCTGCATGGTGCCGGTGGCATCGGCCAGGCCGGCCTCGACCGCCTGCTGGCCGATGAACACCCGGCCCTCGGCCATCTCTTCCCGCACCGTGTCGGCCGCGACCCCGCGGTTGCGGGCCACGGTGTCGATGAAAAGGGCATATAAGGTGTCCAGCTCCGCCTGGATGATGGCGCGGTCCTCCTCCTCCAAGGGGGCGGCGTCGTGGCCCACGGCCTTGAGCTTGCCGGCGTGCAGCACGGTGCGCTTCAAGCCGATCTGCCGGTCCATTACGGAATAATCGCGGTGCACGTAGAGGATGCCGATGGAGCCCACCGACGCGCTGCGCTCCACCACTACCTGGTCCGCGGCCGAGCCGATCCAATAGGCGGCGGAGGCCAGCATGCCGTTGCCGAAGGCCACCACGGGCTTCCGATCCCGTGCGGCGAACACCAGGTCGCTCGCGGTGTCGGTGCCGGAGACGGTGCCCCCGGGGGAGTCGATGTCCAGCACGATGGCCGTGACATCGGGATCGGCCAGGGCCGCGTTGAACACGGCGGATAGCTGGGTGAGAGGAGTCCCCCCGTAGAGGTAGGACCAGATGGAGCCGCGCTTGAAAATGGGGCCGGTCACGGGCACGATGGCCACCCCGTCCCGGAGCTGGAAATCGTCGTACTCCTCCGGCTTTTCCACGAAGCGGAAGGCCTCGGGCGCGCGGGCGGAAAGCAGCGCCGGCAGATCCCGCAGCATGGCCTCCAAGGCATCCGGCCGGATCCCCCAAACGGGCTCGATGGTGGTCAAGAGCCGCTCCACCCGGTCACTTGCCGGCATCGGTCTCCTCCTCTTCCTTCTCCGGGGCGAGCGCCCCCGGGTCCCCCCAGGGGGGCAGCCCGCGCTCGATCAGCTCGTTCGCTTCCTCCTCGAGCTGGCGGAAGGTGCGCCGGGGATCCCCGAAACCGTTTTCGATGATGGCGGCCTCGCGGGTTTTGAGATTGTTGTTGATGGCCAGGATCTCGGCCTGGATCTCCTTCACCGGCTCGATGTTCCCCTTGGGCGCCCCCCTCCACTCGCAGCGGGTGAGCTCGTGCATGTCGCGGTAAAAGGCGGGGTAGGGGAGCTCGCCCCGGAGGTAGGCCTCCTCCATCAGCATGGTGAAGAGGGGTTGCGCCAGGTACCGGCCGTGCCACACCCGGTCCATGGAAAAGACCCGCCAGGCGTCCAGCATCGCCGCCCGGAAGCCCGCGTAGCTCGTCCCCTCCACGTCCTTGAAGGCCACCACGTAGGGCATCCCGCAGGCGAGCGCGATGGACTTCTTCACCGTCTTGGTGAAGGGCTCGAAGGTGGTGCCGGGGCGTGCGGCGGAAAGCAGGTGGGGCTTTTCCCCGGCGTTGCCGTAGAGGATGGCCCCGGGGTAGGTTTCCTGGTGGCGGATCGCCTGGGGGGCGCCGGTGGGGCCCGGCACGGTGGCATAGCGCGTGGCCATGCCCTGGGCCACGGCGAAGGGGTCCTGGCCCGCCTGGACTTCGATGAAGTAGGTCAAGGCCGCCGTGACCACGTTCGAGATCAGCTCGGCGCTCAAAAGATCGCTGAAGTGCCGGAAGAAGGTGATGGCCGGCGCGAAGAAAGGCCACCCCCGGACCTGCTCGGGCTCCTTGGTGACGAACCCGTGGAGCACGTTCCAGCGGTGGCCCACCCGGGTGGGGACGCGAAGGAAGTTGACGGCGATGTCCGGGAGGGGTATGGAACTTTTAAAGCCACTCTTCTTGATCCAGACCGCTACCGCTTCACCATATTCGCCAAGCTCGATACCGTCCCGGATATTGCCGGCGTTCACCAGGTCGATGGGGGTTTTCACCCGCAGGGGGTGGATAACCTGGCAGGCCAGGGAATACGGCCGGAAGGCGTCCTCCAGCATGGGGAGCAGCACGAAAAACTCCCCATAGCGCAGGAGCGACAAACGGGTGAGGTAATGGATCTGCCCGGCATGCAGGCGCCCGGCCACGTCCGCAAAGGGCGCCCAGCGGTTGTAGGCGGCCCGCATGGCGGAGATCACCCGCCTCTCGGCCTCGTCACTCAGCCCCAGGGCGTCCGGGTCCGGGCTGGGGTGCGGGGTCAAGCCCGGCCCCACCACCGTGGCCGCAAAGGTGTCGATGATGCCGGCGGCGTGGGGGTCGTTGTTGGCGAGATCAATGGAGCGCTTGACGATCTCGGCGCGCTCCATGGCCTCGGCCTGGTTGGTGAACACCTGCTGGGGCCGCCAGTTGGCCAGGTTCCCGGTCTTCTTGGCAGCCTCCCGGCGGAAGGTGTGGTTGACCGTGGGGGCGAGCGCCCGGCCGTCCGGCCCATAGAGGAGGGGCTTGCCGCCCAGGGCGGCCATGGCCCCCATGGCCCGGGCAAAAAGGTCGAGCTGCTGGATCTGGGAGGAAAGCATCAATCCCGCCGGATCATCCCGAAGTTGACGGCCAAGCCACCGCCGGAAGCCTCCCGTGCGACGGCGGCGGCCAGCCGGTCCCGGATGGCAAAGAGCTGGTCGATCTCCGCCTGCCGGAACCGCTTGCCGTTCATGGTGACCTCCTGCCCCAAAAGGGCCCGGGAGATCGCCCCCTCCACCTCGTCCAGGAGCTGCGCGTTGGTCTTGGCCATAAAAAAACCCCACGATATGGTGGTCGCCTTGGTTGGAGGCACCATATCATGGGGTTTTGGGAAAACCGGCCGGCGAGGTCAATTAGGGGTCAATTAGGGGTCGAATCCGGGGCAATTAGATATCATTTAGTCATGATTATGGGTTTGGAGGGTGGATTAGAGAGAAGCGAAAGAGTCACCCTAATTATTGAAACGGAAATAGGTGGTTATCAGGAAAGTTTGATATTGGGTTTGCAGAGGGGCCGGCTATGAATAAAAAATGGATTCCACTCTTAATAGCTGCATTTGCGACAGTTGTTTCATTTATTGCGGGTTTAACTGTTTTTGTTCAAAAAGCAAATAATCTAGAAGAACCTTTACTCTTTGATCATACTAAGCATTTGGAATTTATTTTAGAATCAGAAAAAGTATCCGAGTTGCAAAAAGAAATAATTGATGACACTCGGGATAAAATTTATGTCCAGATAGCAAAAAGTATAGATGTACCTGTTGAAAATCTTGAAATTCAAAAAATTAGGAATGAGGTTCAGATTTTAGAAACAAATTTGGGTAAACTTTCAGAAGCTACTATAGCACTTCGTCAGGCTATTAAACCCGAAAATCCAGTAGAAATTCTTACAATTGAACGGCTTGGAGACCACGTAAAAAATTTATCTGAACGAGTTAATAAATT